TATGCGCGCTGATACCGATTGTGCAGGTAGGTCTAGTAGCACGCTTATTTCGTCTGCTGTCATGCCTTTGGCTTCTGTGCGTCCAGCCCACTTAATCCAAAAATGGACTAGTTCGCGTTGTTTGCCTGCGTGTGGTTTGGCTGCTTCGCCTGCTTCGCGTGACGTGTCTGGCGCGTTGTGTGCGATTGCTACAGATGGATGATTGAGCGCAACTTGTGTGCGTTCTCCAGCCAATCCCAGTGTGGTTGTAAACATTTCTAGTTGATCACTCATGTCGGGTTCTTTCTTTTAGTCGGGAATATTGGTTTGACCTTACTACAGGCTTTTAGGCTGGGGTGTAACCATAAGACTTTTTCTGGGTTGTGTCTGTACCTTGTGCCGTGCATTGTTAGACCGCATAATTTACAAGGCGCGTATAACATTTATGGCCGCCTTTAGCACGCTGGCATTAAAACGATTTGCATCACCGCCGAGTGTCATAAACGCGTCATACATCACAACCAATTCATCTAGCAAGATCGAGTGGTCTGGCTGTTCAGGTTTCGGCACGTGGTTTGGTCTAAAGATGTCATCAACAATGCTGTTAAATGCTTTGCCTAATTTGTCGCTGTAGTTATCGGGATACATTGCGTCTCTCGTTTCTTGTGTTATGCCTATTTCGGGATATGGAATATCAGCCATAAGTTGCTGACCATGCTGACCAGCCGACCATACGGTAAAGGTGTAGCGCGGCCTTAATGTTTACATCTGGGTAAAACAGATCATCCAGTTTGGTAATGATGCCAGCCTCGATAAGCCACGTGGCGTGAATACCATTGACCTGCCACAATCCTCTAGACCCATTATTGCTGTCAAGGCCGTTCCACGCCAATGGGTTGCAACGCGACTCACGAAACATCACACGCGCCATCATCGGTGCTTGGTCTGCAGGCCAACCTGCCGTGATCGCATCTGCCACGTACTCGGCACAGCCTTTAGGCACGGTGGTGGTTGTAGCCGGCGCAGCTGTTGTGGTGGGCACAATGCTTGTCAAAGTTATGGTCTGTTGCCCTGTGGTCTTTGGCAGGCTGTCAGGCGCTTTGTGAGCGTCCCAGAGCAGGGTTAAACACGCTAAGCCACTAAGTGCCCATGCGCCTAATTTGATCGCTAAATAGGTCATTTTTTCTCCAATTGGTAGGGGGTTTGCCAAGAGTCACCGATTGCGTCTTTAAACGCAATTTGTGCGTGTAGCACTTTGTCGGTCTCTGGGTCACGGAATATCTGCACCAAGACCATTTGACTGTTGTCTAGGTGCGTGGTGTAAACCTCGTAAATGTATGTTTTTGCGTCTGCCATTGCATCTCCTATCGCCGGTACTACGACCATAGGGCATTACTGTGGCAATTCGGTGAATACCCTTTTAAACGCTTGCTGTATAAGGTTTGCAGGTTGCTTGACAAACATTGGTGAGACCTCAAAGTGCAGCCAATCGCCACCCGGTGCGCCACCGATAGTTGGCTTGGTGTAGGCCGACCAGCGTTGTCGATCACAACGCCAGCCGCGCCCAAACTTTTGTGGAAAATAGTCAAGCACTTGTTCTATGCCTAATTCGTTTGCGTTGGCTAGCACAGTGTCAAGAAACGCAACAGCGCCTTTACGGTTTGCTAGCGGGTACTTTTCTGATTTGCGGTACGACAAGTCAACCGCTCGACCAGTGGCATGAACGCTAAGTGACCCAGCGTTGCCCTTCATGTCGCGTACACCCCAACTGCCGTTATTCCAAAGCGCGCCGTTGCTGTATTTAATTGCTTGACGTATCCACTCATCCATGCCGGGTATTGGGCCTGCAGCTGCGCCGTCACTGTTACCTGTGTATGGCCGTGAGCCAACAACTTTAGGGTTGGCTGGCAGTATTGGCATCTGCTGGTTTCCTTTTCAGTCCGTTAGCGGCAACAAGTCCAGACAATGTGCCAGTCATAAACACTGTAAGTGTCGAGAGTAAGTCAATAAATTGTGCGTCATTAGGTGACTGCTCTAGCGGCTGTGAGATAAACAGCAAGCCCATGACAAAACCGATCACGGTGACTGCAAATGTGACTGCAATTGTGCAGCCCACAAACACGATCATACGTGCGTGTAATAGTTCTATTTCTGCTTTTTCCTTAGCCATTTATGGTTGCCTCGCATTGTCTTACGGTTTTACATTGGTAAATGTTTGTGGGCGCGTTTTGGCGTGTTGTTTCGCACGCGGTCAGGACAAGTGCGAGCATGACGCTAGCCAACAGTAAGCGCGGTTTCATTGGCAGTAATTTTTAGGGTCATGCTAGACCAATGTCGGTAACAAGGATTTGCGCAGGGAATGTGCCGCCGCCTGAAGCCGTAAAAGTTCCTGAACCTGCTTGTCGCTGTGCAGACAATTTTAATGTAGTGCTACCTGTAGCGGTTAAATATGATGAAACATACGCCGAATAATCTATGTTTGCAATTTCACAATCAATAATGTGCAACTGCAAAATAGTGTTAGACCCGTTACGAACCATTAAAGTTCCTGGGTTTGTTCCTTCGGTACTTCGCAACAAACACCTTCCCTCAACACGGTACAAACGACCAGCCACGCCAGTAAAAGTAACAGACAACGAAGTTAAGTCAGTCAAGGTAGTTACAGTTTGACTAAGTGATGTGTTTTCGGCTTTACCTACAACACCAAAAGGTAAATTATTCATTTGCGCGGCTGTCAAAATGTTGCCAGCGACAAAAGTTGTGTTTAGTGCCATAATGTCTCCTCTAAAAACTTAACAAGTTGTTGTCAAGAGTACCAAAGATGCTGTCATCAAGTGTGAGATACTGATTGCTGTCTGTACTCTCAAAAGTGTACGAGATGATGTGGCTGCCCGGTGTAATGCTGTGAGACACCCCAGACACAATAAGAGTTTGGGTTTCGGTGGCTGGTGTGCCCACAACAAAGTTTTTTACTACACCACAAATGCTGGTCAGATCGAGTGTTAGCGCAATGTTTTGGTTAGTTTCTGACAGCGCCGTTAATTGGGTTGATAGGCCTGTAAAGCGCAGCACAGGGTTTTGGTATCTGCCCAACAGGTAATTGCCTAAGCCTGCTACCTCTGCTGTGGTGCTGTTAAGCAAATTAGTTAGCGCATATTGTTGTGCCTGATATAAAGCAATGCTGGTTGCACTGCTGGTTGTTTGGACTGCGCCTGCTGGTGATTGGGTAATAATGTAGTTGTAGAGCAGCTCATCGCCGTACTGGTTTATGAGTGTTTGATAGGGCAGGCCTGTGCCGTCAGTATTAAAGGTTGCGCCGGCTACAGGGTTAAGAACACTTGATCTACCCTTAAATGTCAGTGTGCCGTTGGCTGACATAAACAAATAGCCTTGCTCGCTGGTGTTGACTTGTTGCAGGTAGTTAAGGCAAACGGTGTCTTGATCTATGGCATACGCGCCCAACGTTGATGAGCCTGTGTCTATAGATCGAGCGCCTTGATAGTTGATTTCTGTTAAGTCCAAGATGGCGTTTATGCGTGTACCAGTGGCTTGTGATGATGGTGTTACGGCGTTTAAAGATTGGTTTGCTAGCACCGTAAAGTTGTCAGCGCATGACGCGTACATTATGTCTTTGTTGCTGATGTCGTAATCTAAATTCCAGTCTGTTACCAGACCTGTGTAGATCGGTATGCCGTTAGCAAGTATTTGCACCGGGCATCTAGGCAACACAAACGGATAATACGGGCTAGATGTGTTTGTTGGGTTAAGTATTTCGGTTTGGTTGTTAAACGCAATGGTGGCTGTGCCAGCGTTAAATTGGTCTAATTGTCGGTTACGGCCACGTGTGATGTTGACTGACTCAACAATGCTGGTTAAATCAACCATTGTTACGCCGCCTAACGTGCCTCGACCAGCGGTGTCTAGAACGCCATAAAACGAGTCATCTAACTGAAATGGTGTACCAAACCCTGTGGTGGATTGGAAACCCACTAGCACTTGCATTACTGGCACGGTCATGCGGCTGCAAACACCTGACCGCTGCGGCGTTGTGCTTTTTGTATTGCTGCAATAATGTCTTGCCCAATTTGATCTGGTGTACTAATTAGTCCTGCGTTAACGGTAATAGTCATACCGCCACCCATTTGACCCATCTTTGACAATGGGATTACGGCCTCTGGGCCTGCCTCGCCAATCATCGCTAATGTTGGCTGATTGACAATGCCGCCGCTAGCCATTTTTGGGATGTTTATTCCGCCGCCGCTAGTTGTGCCATCATCGCCACCAACCCTGCCAATCTTAATCTCACCAATAAAGCCAATATCAGGTAGCAACGGCAAAGCGTTGTAACCCTTAATGATTGCGTTAATAACTTTTATCCAACTATTGGCCCACACCTCGAACACGCCAATAATGCCGTTAACTACAGCTTTTACGCCTGTGCTAAACCACTCAAACTTTTTGTACGCAACGACTAAACCAACAACTAGCAAGGCAATGCCGGCTGCGATCAGGCTAAATGGGTTAAGCGCCATAGCAATGTTTGTGGCCACAATTGCGGCTGCTACTGCGCCGATAGCGCCAGCAATAATCAAAAACGCCTCTGGGTTATCTTGTGCCCAATCGGCAAACTTTTGTAGGTACGGCAACACTGCCTCGATTACTGGCAACAACGCTGCGCCGATTGACTCTTTGGTCTCGTCTAACGAGTTTTGCAAAATCTTAAATCTGCCTGCTGCGGTCTCTGCTGCAACTGTTGCTGCGCCACCAAACGTGCCACCTAGCACATTTATTACATCATCAAGTGACGCGCCATCTTTAATCATGGCTTTAATCTCTGGTGAGAGTGCCTGCAAACCTTTCATGTTGCCGCCGTAAGCCTTAGCCAAAGCATCAGAAACGGTTGCTAGGTCTTTGCCTGACCCTGCAGAAATGTCTTGTGCCAATGCCAGCGCGTCTGTGGCTGTAGCAATGTCCTTTGTGCCACGTACAAGGCTTGCAAACGCTGGGCGTAGTTCAGAGTCTGCGACACCTGACGCGCGACTCATTTGCGCAATCATGTCCTCTGTGGCTTTAATCTGTGCGTCTGTTGCCCCAGTGACGTTTTCTAGCGCTAGCGCAAGTTGTACCTGTTCCGCTTCGTCATCCATTGCGGCTTTGGTAGCGCCGACCAGAGCAACGCCGATTGCAGCAAGTGCAGCTGCTGCTGGCACTGCCGCTTTTTTAATAGCAAACTGTGCTTTTTCGCCTGTTGTTTCTAGTTGCTTAAATTGTTTGATTGCTTTAGAAACACCTTTGCCGTCAAACTCTGAAATGATTGGAATAGACAGCATTAGAGCGACCGCCTAACTACGCTTGCTGTCTCTAAAATCATCTTTTCCATTTCTTTTTCTACGCTTTTACGCGCTTTATAAACGGCAGGCCCGATAAGTCGAGTGCGGCCAGCGCCAACAAAACCCAACTGATCGCCAAGTTTGTTTGCGTTAGCACGGCCAGCGGTTTCAAAGATTGCTGTTGCTGGGTCTTTTTGCTCAATAAGAATTACGCCTACCGCGTTGCGCCGGGTGTCAATACGTAGGCGCACACCGCTTTTGGCTTTGGCAACGGTAAACGGAAATACTTGACGGCCTTTGCTAGACCATTTGTATTGCATACCAGACAACGGCACTTGGTTGTACACGTCTTTTGCTGCGTTAATTGCTGGTTTAGCAATCTCGTTGGCTTGCGTTCTAAAGTCTTTTTGCAGTTGTGGGTCAATGTTTTTGAGCGCGTTAATAGTTTCTTTTACGCCTACCACTTGGATTGTTGTAGTTGCCGACATTGTTACCGCTTTCCCTGCTCGTTAATAACTGTAATCACTGTGAGCAAGTCGCGCGTGCCAAACGGTATTTGTTGTTCAGGCCAGAAACCTGTTGCGGCACAAACTTCGGCTAGTTGCCGTCGATAAGTGCCGCGTCCGTAGGGTTTGGGTTAGTCACATCTGCCTCTGGTAAAACATCCATTTCAGGGTTTTCTTTTAGCCAGTCCATAAAGTCATCGGGCAGTTTTTCGCCTTTGACCTTTAGCAATGTGTAAGCCCAAAACGACCAATCTCGAAACCCAGAGTTCTGTGCGTCAAGTGGTTTCTTGTTAAATTTCTCTTCCCATAACGCAATGCTGAACAACGTGGTGTACAGGTACTCTGGCTCTGCATTGGTCGTACGGGTCAACTTAAGTTTGATACGCATATTGCCTGCCTTGTGTCGGGCCGTTGCCGGCTGTGATTATTTACGCTGTAGCGACCGAATACACTCCCCCGGTCAGAACTATATCTATGGTATCCAAAGCGCCTAAGGCCGCGTTTACGATTGGTAGCGTTTCGAGGTAGCACCCCACTAGTGAGGAAATCGGATTGGTGGCACTCGTAGCAGCGCTTGTTGGTTTAATCGTTACCGTTGTAGATGTGCCAACAAGTGCAGCCAATGTTGCGTAAGTTTCTGTGGCAGCAAAACTGTTGTACATCGTCAAAGTCAAAGTGCTGTTCTCAAGTCCAGCCGTGTAAACGCGGGCAGTTTTCCCAAACGAAGTTGACTCAAGAGCCTCGATCACGCGCGTAAGGTTGGCGGCGCTGCACTGGTCGGTCAGGTCAACTGCGTTGATGGTGACAACTGGGTTAGATAGGTAAGTGCTGGTAGCCATGTGGGTTAAATCTCCTCGTTGGTGTCTGTACTAGTTTTAGCAGGTTTTTTAGGTTTAGGTGTGGATTGCTCAACAATGAAACCGCCAGACAACAGCGCTGCCACGTTGATGCCCTCGTCAGGTATAAACGGATCACCGACAATGCCAAGTTTGCTTGATGCGATGGTATAAATCATGCTGTTTGTGCCTGCACTTTCACTGTTAAGTCATAGCAAGGGTAAGACGCGCCGCCAATGTCAATCGAGCCAGGTTGACCAGATAACACGATCACTTTAGATGCCAGCACCAACGCAACGATGCTTAGGATTTCGCGCAACACTGGCAAACCTGCAGGCCCAGAGCCAACAACTTTAAGCGGAAAATCCATA